CACCACCACCGCTATCGGTAGAACCAGCTCCGCCACCTGCTCCCAGCCCATCCGTACCTTGCTGTCCAGAATTTTTGCCTCCAGGGGCTCCGCCATTTCCACCGCCACCAATTCCACCATAACCTAAACCATAAGCAGGATTGTGTGATCCACCTCCGCCACCTCCGCCATAATAAACTGATGTTCCAGAAATACTAAATGCTAAACCTGGTCCGCCATCTCCAATGTCTCCTCCAGATGTTCCAGCAACTCCTTCGCCACCGATACCTCCGCCGCCTCCGCCTGCATATGGATTAGAATATCCAAAGCCACCTTTTCTTCCATATCCATAAAGTCTACTGTCTGCGCTTATTGACGTACTTGTAGTTTGAATACCAGCAGAACCATCTACTCCATATTTTGCTCCGCCACCGCAGCCTCCTGTGTTTCCAGTATTAATATTATCTGTACCTCCGTAGCCTCCTCCTAAAGCAGTAAGAGTGCCAAAGATTGAATTGCCGCCGTTTACATGAGGTCCTTCGCCAGATCCTGGACCTCCATCAGAACCAGAACCAACAGTTATAGGAATGTTTCCACTTTGAATTGAGTAATTGCTTATATAAATTGCTCCTCCAGCTCCACCTCCGCCACCAGAACGACCTCCGCCACCTGCGCCTCCGCCAATTAAAAAAACATCTACTAGACCATTGGCATCTGCAAAAAATGTGCTTGTTGTGCCTGCTTGAATACCACTAGAGAATGTATGTATTCGGTATCCACCACTAGTTGTAATTGTTCCACCAGTTGACCCTAAACCAAGAGGCTTAATATATCTTTTACCGAATGGGCTAACGTTGCCACGTATTGTAGTTATGATTGGCATTTATGCCCTCCCTTATGCAAACTTTGATTGAGTGGCTAGAACTGTATAAGTTGCTGATGCTGTTTTAATAATTGTAAATGTATAAACGTCTATGGAGTTAGAATTTCCTACTGATGGTGCTGTTCCGCCATTCCATTTTGGAGTAACTGTAACTCCATCAATTTGAACTGATGTTGCTGCTGGCTTATATGCAGTAGAACCATTTGTAATCATAAATGCTACTGATAGGGTTCCTCCAACATTTAGCATAGAGTTTAATGTTGTTGAACCATCGCCCCTAAAGTTAAATGTCCAGTCTGCTGCAGAGTTTGCAGTGTAATAATGAATTGCAGATGTTGCAAGGTCTACGTTTATTGTTCCAGTTGCTGCAGTTGCAGAAACTGCAATTACTTCTTCTGGAGATTGTAGAACTGGGCTAATAAGGTTAGCATTTGTTAATGGGGCATATGTTGAAGATGCTGTTGCTGACTTTAGATACCCTTGACCAACTACATATGCCGTTGTAGCAATTTGAGTTGTATTTGTATCTGCTGCCGCTGTTGTTGATAATGGTGTTCCAGTTAATGTTGGAGAAGCAAGGGGGGCATATGTTGATGCCGCCGTAGCTGACGCTAATTTAGCATCTAACTGTGTCTGAATATTTGAGCTTACGTTATTTAGATACTGTAGCTCTGTATTTGATACATCGCCAATTGTGGCTGATGTTGCAGTAATTGCATCTGCTGTAATATCATCTACTAGTATATCTGCGTATACTGTTCCCGCCTCTGCAAAGTTAATTGTAGTTGTAGGCTTTGTTGTAATATTTGTTAAGAATTTAATGACACCATCTGAAGCATCTCTTGCTACCGCCGCAAATCTGCGCTGACCTGATACCGAGACCGAGCCTGTCGCTGCTGCTGAAGTTACGTTAGTCGCTGTTTTATCAAATGTAAATGTTGTAGTTGTTGGAACTGCCTTTACATAATAAGTTCCATTGAATGTTGCGTCCACTCCTGTGATAACAGCAATGTCTCCTACGGAAAATCCGTGGGTTGCTGATGTAGTAAGTGTTGCTACGTTAGATGTAAGCGCTTTATTAGATACTGTCTTGGTAATTGTTGAAATTGCATTTGCAAATTCTCCAACAAATCCTAGGTCGAGGGCATCTCCTTGATTATCATTTCCTGTAAAAATTAATGGATCTGTAACTGCAAGGTTTGATGTTTCTACTGTAGTTCCAGCTCCGCCAAACGTAATTGTTCCATCAATGTTAACATTTCCTGAAATACCAACTCCGCCAACTACTGTCAATGCTCCTGTTGTAGGAGATGTAGATGGGGTTGGAATTTCAATATGAACATTTTGATTTGGGGTAATAACCATCTGTGTATCATCTGAAGATAAGCCGCCAGCAGCAAAAATAATCTTATTTTGTGTTCCCGTATCTGAAGTTGCAAGTACTAGGTTTCCTCGGTCTGTTGCTCCTGCATCTGCTCCGACCATAAATACATATCCGTCACCCTTACCAGTAATGGTAAAGTCGGGATCGGCAAAGTTAGAGGATGTGATACCCATGTCAATATAACCAGAGGCATCATTACCATTATTTGAATAAAGAATAACATCTGTGGATGCATCCGCATGTGAAGATCTATTTGAGAATGCTACTTGTGCGTAATCATTTTTGCTTACAGCAATTACTAGATTAGGATTTGTTAAAGCAGCAGTGGTTGCAAACGCTTCTGCTGTTGAGCCAAGATAAATATTGTCATTTACCGTAATATTAGATACACCATCTGGTGCAACTACTGTACCTAGCGCTTGTAGCGCTTTGGCTACATATACTAGATCTTGAGCGGAATAGGCAGATGCTGCGAGAGAGGATGATATTTCACTCTTGATCGCATCGATCTGGGTTGATAAACTTGAATAATTTGGCATTTTTTTCTCCTAATGTATTATAGCATTCTGTAAGTTTTAATCAAATATCCCTAGGCCTAGCTCAATTGAGATAAGGCGGGTATTTAGGGAATTTGTTGTAGTAAGTGTGGCTAATTGTGCTGTATCTGCAAATCCATGGACGCTTGTAGTATCTATTAAATGATCATCTATTGAAGCCGACGAATCATATATACCGTTGAGAGAGAATGATAGGTTTGAGCTGTTTCCTCTTACCCATACTGCATCCCCGTCCGAAATTGCAAATCTGTGAGTTTCAATTGAGTTCCCTGCAGGAACTGCAACATCGTAAACAATATAGCCATATTGAGATGCGAGGGTAGCACCAGATGGCCGTATCCAAACTCTAGCTGTCTTTTCGACAGAATCTTTATTTGTAACAATTACTGAGCAAAGGTATGTGGCGGATGCAGCAGTGAATACAGAAGTGTCTGTATTAAGTGTTGGATTAGATATACCTAAACGTCTGACTGCCATATTATGCTCCTAGGAACCAGGAGTTTGTTAGGCTTCCGCCTGTTCCTGATCCTCCTCCGCCTGATGACTCAAGAATTACTCTGTTGTTTGTGTCATCGTATGTCGAAGTAACGTTAGTGTGAAATGCGTGGGCAAAAAGCGGGGCAATAAAATCTTGAACTTGCTCTTGAGTTAATGCAATTCCAGTAAGAGCTAATCTTCCAGTATTGTCATCATATGCAACGCTTATATTGCTATGTGTTGCAGATGTAAACATAAGGGCTGCTACATCTTGAATTTTTTCATCTAAATTTAATTGAGAAGCTGGAACATATCCATCTGGTCCAAGAGTTGCAACTCCGTCTGATTGAGCAAGGTCTCCGATTGGAACATATCCAGTTGTTGGATGAGTAAGGGTATTGGTTAAAGATGTTGATGTTACAAGATTTGCGCCAGCTGCAAAATTTAATTTACCTGTGCCGTCATCATATGTAACTGTTATATCTGTTTCTGTATTGCCTGATACCATTCCGCCGACAATATCTTGAATAGCCTCTGTATCTACAGAAGCGCCTTCTAGGACTGCAATTCTATTTGTAAGGGAGGTTGCTACAGTTGATCCAGTAACGCCTACTCTAGCCTGTAAAGCTTCGATTGCATCATTTGCGTTTGCGTGTTGGGCGGCATGAGGAACTACCGCTACGGAGTCTGTTCCTTGCGGATTGGTCAAGCTGTCCAAACTAATTGGGAAATTTGTTGCCATTTACGTATACCTCTTCCCTAATTATACCTTACTATCTATATGAACCTTAAAGTATTTCAGGATTAGTGTTAAATTTTGCTACAGACCCATCAGATCTAGGAACTTTAATGTCTCCCTGAATTGGGTCAAGGGCGGCACGTTTACCCCAATACCCTGATGGGTAATAATAAGGGTTTTTTGGATCATCTGTTCTTGCTGGTTGAGGATTCTCATTCCAGTTTCCATTTATAGTAACTAAAGATGCGGCACAAAATCTTTCACCTGAAGTTACTTTTTTAACTCCATGACGAGTGCTTCCCCTGTGCAAAGCCATAGATCCTGCCTTGGGCTTATACAAATACTCATAGTCTGGATAGTATATCTCTCCGCCTTCGTAATCATCATTAAAATAAATTACAGCTCCCCACATAATTGGACTTTCCATGTGAGGCTGATTATCAATATGGATAAACATTTCTAGGCTATCGTCGTCTTGAAATCTTACACCACTTGACTGATTGAACATTTTAATTAAATTATGGGGAGAAGGCAACCAGTCTGCCTCGTAATCTTCTTTATTTAAAAATACTTTTGTTCTTTCTAGAAAAATGTTTAGTGTTGGCATAATGTCGTTCATAACATTTTCGTATCCAGGGTTTAATTTCATTTGATAATCATTTATTAAACGCTTGCCCCAGTACTTAAAGTCATGCTCTTTTAGGTTGTCATAATCAAAATTTCTCATAAAAGAATCTAATATTTTAATTTCTTCCAGGGATAGGAAATCTTCAACAATTATAACATTGCCGTCACACTTTTTTTCTATTTTCATGATAAATTCCTCTCAATAAACATTTGCTCTCTAATTTTATCATGTTTTTCTTTAGGCTCAGTTATGGACCAATGATCTGGCTCAACGTAAAAAAAGAAAACATTACAAACAACTTCATCTTCCCCGCCTGGAAAATCTTCTCTCCAGTGCCTTTGACCCTCTCCATAGTATAAAAGAGCTTCGTTTTCCTGTAGCG